GGAGGCCGCGGACATCTACGGAGACGAGGAGGCCCGCCGCCAATTCAAGCAGAAGCGGCTGGCTCTCAGCTGGGCGGAGGAGGGCGGCGAGATCGTGAACATCGCCCAGGCCGCGAACTACAACATGACCGACGACTGGGAAGGGGAGTCAGTCATCACCCCGAAGGGCAGGGTCGTCGACCGCGAGGGAGCGCCCGAAGGCTCGTTCCCGTTCCGCACGGCCGGCATCGACGTGCAGCGAGGTTTCTTTTATTGTGCCATCCGCCGGTGGAGCCGCACCGGGCACAGCCGCCTCAAGGCCTTCGCTAAGATTGACACATGGAACGACCTCGAGGCCTTCGTGAAGAAGCACGGCGTGCATCAGGCCATGGTCATGGTGGACTCCGGCGACCAGGCTACGGACGTCTACCGCCAGACCGCGGCCCGTGGCTGGAAGTGTGCGAAGGGGTCGGGCAACGAAGACTTCTCGGTCACGACTAAGGACGGGAAGACCACACGCCGCTTCTACTCCGACAAACAGGCCATCATGGTGCCCGGTCTTCAGGCGCGGGCCGTCCTGATCGTCTGGTCGAACCTCGCCGGCAAAGACCTCCTGCACGGCCTACGCTCTCGGAAAGTATTCACCTACTCGCTCGACGCCGGCCAGGACTACGTCGACCAGATGAATGCCGAAGTCCGCGTGAAGGACAGGCGCACGGGGAAGCCCCAGTGGCTGCTCCCTCAGGGCAAGAAGGACAACCACGCTTTCGACTGCGAGCTGCTCGGCCTCCTGGCTGCCGTCCGTTGGGGCATCGTCGGGAAGGAAACAACCGAAACCGACTTGCCTTCCGCGTGAACTCGGGGACACTTCACCTAAGCGGCGGCGCCGATAGTTGCGGGAAGAAGAGCTCGTGGCGTGGATATGGGCGCCGCCGCCCCCTCCGTTGCCAATTACCGCAAGATTAAATGGCACAAGGTATCTTCATCGGCCTGACGGAATGCGAGCTTCTCGACCTCAAGGCGAAGGCCCTTCAGCTCATCATGGACGGAAAGACCCTCATGTCATACTCTGACTCCGGCTCTCTTGCGACCAAGGCCTTCCCGGGCATGACGCCCAAGGAGGTCTTGAACGAGGCGATGTTCGGCCTATCTCGCCTCGACCCTGGCAAGTATGGTCGACGCTCGACGATGGTTTACACCCGATGGGATAACCGTTACGAATAATCTATGGCCCCCCGCAAGAAAGACCCGAAGCCCGCCAAGTCTTCCGCGAGGAAGAAGCCGACGACCGCGCCTCAGGCCGCGTCGAGTGGGGCCACGTTCAACAATCAATACAGCGGCAACCAGTGGGGCAGCACCGTCCAGACCTACGCCCGCCGCGTCATCTACGCTCCGCAGCCGGACGACATGCGCCGCGACCTCTCGCCCTGGGATCGCAACGAGATGGTCAAGAAGTGCCGCTGGGCCGAGCGCGAGTCCGCGCTCTTCCGCCAGATCCTGAACGACGTTTGCATCTACGTCGTCGGCGACGGCATCCGTCCGCAGTCCCATGCCGCCGACCCTGAGGTCGCCCGACTGCACGAGGAGTACTTCGCCCGCGAGTCCAAGCGCATCGACGTCTCCGGCAAATCCTTTTACCAGTGCCAGGGCGTGCTGATGCGTGCGGCCTTCCGCGACGGCGATGCCTTCGTGCTTAAGGTCGTCAACGGCGACCGTGCCCAGATCCAGACCGTCGAGGCCCACCGCGTGGGAGACCCTGCCGACGGCGACACCCCGGCTGATTGCTGGGACGGCATCGGCTTCGGGAAGTATAACGAGCCGAACTGCTATTACGTCTACCAAGCCGACGGCTCCTCCCGCAAGGTCGAGGCTCAGTCCGTCATGCACGTCATGGACATCGAGACGGCCTCAGGCTCTCGCGGCGTCCCCGTGCTTCAGTCTAGCCTCAATGCTATTCAGGATGTCAAGGAGCTGCTCGAAATCGAACGCAGGGCGTGTAAGGACAACGGCGACGTAAATCGCGTTATCTACAAGGGCTCAGGATTCCTCGACGATGACGCGGCCTCCGAGATTTCCTCGAACCATAACAACGCCGAGATCATCGCCAGCCAGATGGGCGGCAAGACCATTGTGCTCGAAAGTTCTGATCGCTTTGAAAGTTTCGAGTCAAAGCGTCCGAACAGCACCTTCGTCGGATTCCTTGCGGCGCTCGAAAAAGATATTTGCTCCGTGCTCCCGTACGAGTTCGTCAAGGACGTCACCGCCGCCGGCGGAGCTGGAGTCCGACTCGTGACGGCCAAGGCCGCCCGCGTCTTCGGCAAGTATCAGAACATGATCATCGAATCATTCTGCCAGCCGACTTGGGAGTACATCATCGCCGACGGCATCGCCCGGGGAGAAATCCCTGACGACCCCCGCTGGTTCGACGCCTCCTGGACTACCCCTAAGTCCGTCACCGTTGACGCTGGCCGCGAGGCCGCGAATGACCGGGCCGACATCGAGATGGGTCTCATGTCCATGTCTGAGCTCTACGGCCAGCGCGGCCTCGACTTCCGCTCCGAGATGGAGAAGCGAGCCGCCGACATGGCGCATATTCAGAACCTTGCGAAGCAGTACGGCATCCCCTTCGAGCTGCTCTTCCGTCCGACGAACACCCCGCTCGGCACGGTCGCCCAAGTCGACCAGGCTGAACCGCTTCCCGGCACCAACCTTAACGAAAAGAAATGACCCGCTTCCTATCCCATGCTCTCAAGGGCCGTGAGCCGATGCTCATCGACCCGTCCAAGGCCCAAGACTTCGCGGTCATGGCCGAGAAGTTCGGCTTCTCCGACATGCTCGCGCAGATCTTCGGCGTGGCCCCTGCCCCGTATATCCAGAACGGCGTTGGCGTCATCCCTATCGTCGGCCTGATCTCCAAGGGCGTCAGCCCTCTCGAGCGCATGATGGGCGTGACGGACGTCAATGAAATCTCGGCCACGCTCGACGCGATGGCTGCCGACCCTGCGGTCGAGAAGATTGCCTTCAATATCTCTTCCCCTGGCGGCACGGTCACCGGCGTCGAAGAGCTCGCCAACAAGATCCGCGACGTGGGCAAGCCGACGATGGCTTACACTGACTCCGAGATGGCCTCGGCTGCTTACTGGCTAGGCTCTCAGGCAGACCGCGTCGTCGCCTCCCCCTCGGCCACCGTCGGCAGCGTCGGCGTCTACATGGCTATCCCTGACATGTCCAAACTCTACGAGTCCCAGGGCGTGCGCATGGTCGTCATCAAGTCCTCTGGCTCACCGCTCAAGGGCGCCGGCATCGAAGGCACGTCCCTCTCTGACGAGCAGATGGCCGATCTCCAGGCTTCGGTCGACGGCATCCACGAAGACTTCAAGGCCGCCATCCGTGCCAAGCGCAAGATGGTCGCCGACTCCGCCCTCCGCGGTCAGGTCTTCTCCGGTAAGCAAGCCGCCGCCCAGGGCCTAGTCACCGGCCTCGCGGACTCCTTCTCCAAAGCCCTCGCATCCTTTTAATCTTATGCCCCGCATCTTCACCGACATCGACGACACCCTTCTGAAAGACGGCCAGCCCGTCGAGCGCGTCATCGACTTCATCGACGAGACCGCCGAAGAGGTGGTCATCCTGACCAACCGCCCGGAGTCCGACCGCGAGAAGACCGTGGCCGACCTCGCCGCCACTGGCCTCGAGTATCAGGAGCTGATTATGAATGACGGCTCCGAAGAGGCGCCGGCGTTCAAGGCCCGCGTCATCAAGGAACGCCTGGACAAGGGCGAGCGCGTCGACCTGTTCATCGACAACCGCGCCGACAGCCGCGAGGCCGTGGCCGCCCTGGGCGTCGAAGTCATGGCCCCCGAGGATGTCCCTGAAGTCGTCGAAGAGTCCGAAGATGAGGTCGAAGATGAGGTCGAAGAGGCCGTCGTCCCCTCGGCCAAGGTTGCCAATTTCCGCAGGACTAGCATGACCATCGAAGAGCAACTCGTCCAGGCCGCCGCCTCGCTTGCGGGCCTTACCGCTGAACGCGACGACCTCCGCACCACCGTCGAGAAGATGACCGTCGGCGCCTCCGCCGAGCTGGAGTCCCTCAAGGTCGAGGCCGCCGCATCGTCCTCCAAGGTCGCCGAACTGACCTCCGCCCTCGAAGCCTCCGCCAAGGAAGCCTCCGAGCTGAAGGCCAAGGTCGCCGAGCTCGAAGGCTCGAAGGCCACCGCCTCGAAGGAAGCCGCGAAGATCGTCGCCTCCTTCGGCACCGAGCCCGTCGAACTTCCGAAGGGCGACTCCCCGGTCAAGATGAGCAGCGCCGACATCAAGGCCGCTTATCTCGCTCTCCCTCCTGGTCAGGCCCGCATCGCGTTCTTCAACGCGCACAAGGCCGCTCTCATTTCCCTCTAACCCTCACTCCCTAACACACTACTATGGCTACCGTCCTCCCTACCGCTCCGGCTATCCTGTCTGACTACATCGTCCAGACTGTCGCCGGCAAGCTCCCCATCCTCAATAACATCTCCGTCAACCTCTCGGCCTCTGTCGGCCGCGCGGGCAAAACCGTTTTCGTCCCGATCATGGGCAGCGGCGTTGCATCGGAGTTCAATAAGGCCTCCAACACCCTCGCGGATGTTGACGGAGCCACGATGAGCAACTCCTCGGTCACCTTGAAACATTTCAAGTACGTCGACGAGTTCAGCCCCCTGGACATCCAGGAGTTCGGCATGCAGTACCTCATCAACGCTTACGCGAAGACCGCCGCTCAGGCCATCGTCGACAAGTGCTGGGAAGAAATCGGCGCCGTCTTCACGACCGCCAACTTCCCCACGGAAGAAATCGTCACCGTCAATGACTTCGGCTATGATGACGTGGTGAACGCTCAGTTCCTCCTCGACGGCGCCAAGGCTGGTCAGCCTCGCTCCTTCCTCGTCGGCAACGGTTACCTGAAGGCCCTCCGCAATTCCGCCTCCCTCGTCAGCTCCCTCAACCCGAGCGCCAACACCGTTGTCACCACCGGCAACGTCGGTCAGGTCGCCGGCATGGACATCTACCAGTGGAACCAGATCCCGAACGTCGAGAATCTCGCGGGCGTGGCCATGGGCCCGGATTCCTTGCTGGTCGCGACTGGGGTGCCGATGGCTGAAATCGCCGGCTTCAACGCCAGCGTTGCCACGGCTGAGTCGGGTCTCTCCGTCCAGGTTCTCGTCGGTCAGGCTGAAACGGGCAACATCCGTTGCATCGCTCAGATCCTCATCGGCGCCAATAAGGGCCGTGGGACGAGTGCTGTCCGCTACGTCACCGCTGCCTAAGCGGCCTGACATCGAAAACGGGGGCTCCGCAAGGGGCCCCTTTTTTGTGCCTGTTTGCCAATGGCCGCAGGGTTATGAGTTTATACTCTGAGTTCCTGCCC